CAGGATTTGTATACTCAGGGAACTGTTCTTGATTGTCTATAATGTATTCTCTTGTTCTCTCAGCGTAAAACTGTGCTGTATCCTGTACTGACCCCCTAACATATTTTAAAGCGTTTAAATCAGTTGCATTTGATTCTTCACTTGTTGGGTTCATTACAGCTTTGTTTTTAATCTTATAATTCAACGATGGGAATGCAAGATAGACAGCATAGTTAGCAAGACATGGTGCAATGTAATCATCCAATAATGTTTGATAATATCCTGTTACAGTATCATTTGTAACTTTGGTTTTCATTGCTTGATAAAAGGTTGTTCCCAATATATCTTGAATGTAGATATCCTGTGCTTGTTGAACAAACGGAGTTAATTCAGCAGGTTCTACGTTATCATGTACTGCAGTTAATTTCTTTAATCTTGCTTCTGATATAAATAATACGTAACTCATTCTTCTATTGTTTCTTCAAAGTCTAATGTTGATGGAATAATTCTAATTGTTACATTCATTCCCATTCCCCTTAATATTTTTTCAAGGTTCTTATTTACAGTTTTTTGTTTTGGTTCAATGACTGTATTCATATAGTGTACATACGCAACTGTCATCTCTTGTGCATTGTTACCTAAACCACTTGCTCCTTCTACTGTTAGTCCCACAAGTCTTGGTGAACTGATACGGTGAGCAGATAGTATACGACTTGCAATCCTTGTCTCTAAGACCACGTAATAATCATCGTTAGCACTATCTATGGTTGATATCTGTGGAGCTAATTCTTGACCGTCTGAGAACGTTAGGAAGAGTTTTCCTGCATTCTTTTCAGATGCAAATGCTTCATTCAAATCTCTATGTAGAGTTCTCATTTCATCAGGACTTGGTTCACCATTGGGGAAATTAATAATAAGACCTGGTGACATTCCGTTAGAAATGTTACTGTTATGGTAAACACTTATTCTACCATCAAGATTAATGTCATTAACCGCACCAATGTAATCAGGTAAAGGGTAGAGCTCAACACCTGGCGAATATTGATAACAATAGTATATTTGAGAGGCGTTATCTCCCTTAGTATTTGTTTTATCATATTTTGGATATTCTACTGGTTTATACTTTCTTGTGTTAGCCCAATTTGATGAATAGTAATAATGTGTAACCTCATCGTCCTCATTCTTTTTACCACTTCTAATATTATCAAATGGTAAGTGATATATCTCAGCAATCTTATCTCCACCTCTTGACCATATTACATTCAAAGCAAAACCTCCAAACAATAGGAAGTCATAACTAATTTTTCTATAAATGTCATCAAGGGTTTCTTCATCTCTGTTTACATAATTGTCACCAATCATTTCAATACCTTCACCAATCATTGCATCTAATTGAGAGTTAACACATGTATTGTGTATTGCACTTGATTGATATAATTCAATTAATTTTTGTGGGTATAGGTTGTCTTCACCATAACTTACCCAATCTTTACCTCTAACTTCTCTAAAGATAGGTAAATCAATTGCTGATAAATTTAAAACTTTTATATTGTTCATTGTCTATAGTATATAAATTCTGCACCGTCTTCTTGTACTCTAGTGCCTTTATTGACATCATAAATTGTTGAGTCATTCCAATCGTTCACTACTTTACATAATGTAGATAAAATAGGTTTGTTTATAACATGAAATAAATTACTTGCTCTAAGTTCCAATGTGTAATAACCTGTTATATCTGATTTACCATAGAAACTTGGATTATTTGCATATGGATAATTTGTTCTATCCCAACTTAAACTCAAATAACTGTCATTGTCATCAACAACAGTTCCTTTAATATATAATATATTACTATCCCACCAATCATTAGTTGTTGACAAATTATTAGTTAAATACATATTTGAATAATTGCTTTTAAAACTAATAAAGTAGTTCTCCTGTTTGAAGTCTACACTACTACTACCTTTTCTAAAAACAATGTTTCTGCTGTCATCTGCAAGATTAAATATCATATTTGCTTTGTTTTACACACATAAATATAGTTTATGCAACAAATGGCAAAGAAAAAGGGGAACAACTACGTTCCCCGATTTCAATTTATATAGAAGTAATTCCTTAACTAATGTTAAGTTCATACATGGGTTGTGGTGATAAACCAGTTACCTCAATGGTGATACCACTACGGTCACCAAATGCGGTTCCTGTCTCACTGGTACTAGCAGTTACAATAGCACCACTTGCATTACCCAATATCCAATATCTATCATTCTGGTCAAGTACAATAACAACAAGTCTAGTATTCTGACCTAAGATGTTGAGAGTATCTAACTTCTCTCCTTCTAAGGTGTTTACAACGAAACTAAGAACACTTGTATAGAATGCTGTTCCATTTTCCTCACTAAACGCACCGGTCTCACTTAGAGACGCAGATTGTCTTGGTTGTTGGAATTCGAACATTCCACTTGTAGTCAAGTCTGCAACGGATGTAATACTGATTGTACCACCTTGAGCGGTAACACCTGTAATCACACCATTCGCTTCACCAGAGATAGTTATTGCCTGTCCTGTTGTTGAGCCGATATAAACCGACTTTACGCCGCCCAATGAAGTGCGACAATCTAAAGTTACTCCAGTATTTAATACACAAGGCATATCTCTTAAATTTTAGTTCTTAGTTTATTAGAGCTCAGCAACGAAGAGTGATGGTTCGCTAACAGCAATACCTAATCTCCATCTCATGAGTCCTCTCATTTCATCGTTATCTTGTGAGTACCACAATCTGAATTGCTCAAAGTCTGAAGTCAAATCAGTTCCCATGAAGAGTGCTGATTGTGGACCCATGTACTTATTCTCACTTCCCACAAGACCACTACTCGCGACCACGCGAACTTGCGTACCTGGTACGAAAATGTTTGTTGAACCTGGTTCAATGTGGTAGTAGTTCTCTTGTGTGATACCTAATACCAACGCTCTGTAGTTAGCAGGTGACAAGATTAAGACTAAGTCGTCTTGAGTGTAAGACTTGTCAGGTAAAGCTGCGTACATAGCCTGAGCTGCATCAACAGCTGTAGTTGGTGTCCAAGCAACAGCAGTAGCACCTGAGATAGTACCGTTAGCAACTGTTAAGATGTCAGTCAAACCACTGTAAGCACCATCACCGTTCATGATGTAGTTCTCATTGTAGTTATTCAACTTCTTAACGAAGTGGTCAGCCAACATTTCCTCGAAAGGAATTGAAGTACCACCGTTGTAAGCACCTGCAGCCAACTGTTGTGAGAAGAATGTATCTCTCAATGTCTGTACACACTGTACAACGTTAACCTTATTATTTTTTAATGTCATTGGAACAACTGAAATAGTTGTATCACCTGACGCGTTCCATCCGCAATTTGCACCGTCCTGAACATTAAAGTCAGTATCTAGCAAAGGGATGTCAACACTGTTTCCCTGAAGTCCAACACGGACGTTCATAAATTGAGCTAAATTGGTTTCTAAGATAGACTTTGAAATCAAACCAAATGATTCCTGGTCTATATAACCTGCAATAGCTGTTACATCAAATCCTGTAGCCATGATTATTTATTTTTGTTTTAATTTATTTTCCAAAAGATTGTTTTCTCATTTCTAAGATGGTAGCCATTCTAGCATCGTGAATATTTTGTTCCGCTTTGTTCATAGCGTTCAAATTAGTTCTAATTCTTTCAGTAGCTGGTCCATCTCTAAATTCGTGGAACTCTCCCTTGATTGAGTTTATTTGATTTTGTAAATCGTCAAGTTTTGGAGAGAGTGCTCCGACAATCTGATTTACAAGGTCTTCGTTGAAGTTTTCTTTTTCTTCAGCAACAACCTCTTCTTCCGCTGGTTCTTCTATACTTACAATGATACCTGCTTCGTCGACACCAACGATAATTCCTTCAGTTGTTTCGTGTAATCCTTCAGGAGCGGGTACATCCCCGTCATCTGTTACAACGAATAATTGTTTTCCAACTTCAAATTCACCTTCGGTCTTAACAACAGTACCATCAACAAGTGTAGCTTCAGCAAGTTTAACCTCTTCAGAGTCTGTTTCAGTTTCAAGAGATGTTTCCTCTACTTCATTCTCTACTCCTAACATTACTCTGATTTTGTAAAGTGCTTCTTGTGCAGTCATGTTTGTTTATTTATTGTGTTTATTTGTTAACAAATATAAAATGTTCATTTATCGTCATTTATATCTTTATACTCCTTATATAACTTAACTAAGGTGTATAATAATGATGCTGACAATAATATTAATTTGAGTATTGCTTCTATATCCATAAATGATATTGTGATAGCCCCCGCATTACATAATATAACTTTATCGGTTAGAATTTCTCTCATTGTTTAACTTTTTTAAGTATGTCTTTTATTTCGTCTAATGTTTTGTCAGGGTCTACTGGTTTCATTTTTTGAATAAATCCACCAGCAAGGCTAAATCCCTTAAGTTCTCCTTGCTTGATACGTTCCCACGTTTCATCATCATTAATTTTATAGCTAACATACCATGTTCCTTCGGGGAGAGCAAAACCATATTTATACGATTTGTCATGTCTTATACTTTCACTAATCCAACTTTCAATCAATGTATTATCATTGGTGATATTCTCATCATGATTGATATCTGTGTTGTTATGTTTATTTGTTCTAAAAAACTTCTCAGCCATCTTTCTAATGGTCTTCTTTGAGAAATAAATGTAGAATGGGTTACCTTCCTCATCTCTACGTAATATCATCTTGTTAGGTATCATTACCGGTCCCATAACAATTTTTTTATCATCATCTATATTAAATGAGAAGTTTCTTTTCTTTAAGTAAGCATTGTTTGGTGTTGAACCTTGAGGTGATGGTTGTCTTTGGTTATTAGACTTCATTGCTTTCTCTTCTTTTGCATTATCTGCTCTATTTGATGCAATGATTACTTTATTACCTGTATCTCCTTTAAACACCTCCAATTTAGTCCAATAATGTGTACAGTTAGGTCCTCCCTTCCACTGTAGTTTAGAGTATGATGAATTACCCCTCGGTCCAAAGTCTTTATTTAAACTAGCCATCTTATTAACCTCATCGGTTGAAAATATCTTACCTCTTGCAGCTAATCTTAACATCGCTCTACAAAAGTCTCTTTGTGCTGGCGGTCCTGTATATCTCCAATACGTTTCAGGTGCTTCTTCTTTTTTAATTGACAATCTCTTTAATACATCTAATGACCTGATTGCTGTAATAACATCACCAATCCCTGCAAACGTGTTTAAGGTCATATCTATGTATAAGTCATCTGTACCTATGTATTGACCATTGTTATCGTCTTCAGCGTACTCCAAAATTGCTTCATAACCACTTGGTTTTTTACACTTACCGTCTTTGTCTTTTTTACAGTGTTTAGACATCTCAGTAGGTCCGTGTATTGCTTCCCACTTACTGTGACAAATTGCAACAGCTTGGTCTTGTGGTTTACCTTCCCCTATTTCTACACCAATACATCTTTCCATATAGTCATCATGGTTTTCACCAATCATTGGTTCAACAAATTCTTCTTCGTTAAAGTATAAGAAATCTGCTTGTATTGCTGGTCTATCAACGATACTAACAATCTCAACACCAGTTCCTTCGAATATTTCATCTTCTAACTGTTCGTCGTCAATATCAAGTTCTACTATCTTATCTATTTTTTCTTCTATCATAATCTTGAAAGGTTTTCTATTTGTTGATTTGCTTCTTGTGCAGTTGTAACATCTGTTGCTAATACATAAGCTTGTATTGGTCCGCCACCACCTGTGACTTGTTGAGAACGTACTCCACCAATTAATATATCTTCTCCTTGTGTTGTTTGTGGTGGTGCAAATACTCCTGCCGGTGATACTGCTCCAACACCACCTCCAACAGATGCGGGGTCACCTCCTGTATCTTTTGCACCTTTGAGTTGTCCTATTGTTGCTGCTAATACTCCCGCAATTCCTGCTGCAGTAGTTAATTTAATTCCTGCAATACTTGCGGCTCCTGATGCTGCTACTGCAGGTATTGTACCTAATGCAAGACTTGCTCCAGCAAGATTACCTAATCCCGTCTGTGTTGCTGCTTGTATCTTAAGTTTTGCTATATTACTTGCAGTTTCACTTTTAACTTGTGCGATATCTTTTGTTCCTTGAATTCCAATCTGTGCTGCCTCAAACGCTTGAGATGCAACGAATAATACTTTTTGTACCTCTTCATTTTCTCCTGCAAGTGCTGATAATAAATTAAATCCTGAACGAGCAGCATCTACTTTAGCCATTTGTAATTGTTCCTCAGCAGCTATAAGTTGTTCATTGAATGCTTTTTGTTGTTCTATTAATTCAGCATTTCTTTCTGCATTTTTTTCATCATCTTCTTCCTGAAATTTATCACGTAAATTTCGCTTATCTATTTCAAATTGTTCTTCAACTTGTAAAATTAATGCGGCATTACCATTAGCTAAATTGAGTCTTTCATAATATTTGTCTTCAATATCTCTTTCTTCTTGTTCTCTTTCTGTTAAACGTCTACGGAAATTTTCTTCTTCTGCCTCTGCTAATTCATCTGCTAATTGATTTTGTTCATTAGCAATATCAATTTGTCTTTGTGCAGCTTGTTCTAAAGCTAAATTTTGCGACTCAATTGCTGCAGTTTCTGCCTCTGTTAATTCAGTGCTGTCTTCTCTTTTTCTATTTAAGTCTTCTAATCTATCAGTCGCTACATCAACAGTTCTTTGCTGTTTATCAATTGCTTCATTTGCTGCATTGATATCATCAATATATTTTTGTCTAGCGGCCTCTTGTCTCTGTAGTGCTTCTGTTGACCTAAAGTTTGCATCATCTCTAGTTTCAATTAAGTTTAAGTTTTTTTCAGCACCTTCACGTTCTTTTTCTAAAGCAGCAATCCTCTCTTCAGCAGCCTTTTTTTCGTCTTTAAGAACTTGTTGATTAGTTTCAGCCGCTAATTTCCTTAACTCTCTATCTTCAAGTAAACCCTTACTTATTTCTTCATTTTTTCTTTTTAATTCAAGAGTAGTTCTTCTAATTTCTTTTTGTTGTTCTCTTTCCTCTGCTGCTGCCGAACGGGTTTTTATAATATAACCACCTATTGCCGCAGTCAAAGCAATAACTGCTGTAGCCAATAAAACATACGGGTTAGAAAGTGCAGCCTTGTTGAATATTCTTTGTGCAACAGCTGCAAGTTTTGTATTCTGTGATAGAAGTTTGAGACCTTCTGTTGCATCAATAACACCTTGAGATAGTGCAAGTACACCAACAACGTTCTTTTCTAACTCACCAAAGAATTCGTTATCTTCTAATCCCAATAAAGCTGCAGAACCTGCAAGTATCTCAAATGAACCTGCTAATGTTTTGATACCACCTTCTAATGCATTTAATCTACGTTCTGACTCTTCAATACCTTTCGTGGCATCGTCAATGTCACTTTCTAAATTTTTTGTTGCATCAGCTGTAGCTTCTGTTGCGCCTTGTACTTGTTTTAGAATATCTTCTAAATCATTGAGGTCGGTGATGTATGTTTCCAATCCATCTACCTTAAAAAATATTTCAACTTCCTTAGCCATTATCTATAAATATTATTTTTATACGCCTGTGTCACCATTTATCGTCCATCCATACGTACTTATTAATGAAGTTCTTGCTGCTTCAGCTGCTCCACCTAATGTGTATGTTAGATTAGTAGCACCTAATGTAACTCCTGTTGGAACAACAGCTGCACCCTCCCATCCTATAAGTGTTGCATCATAATTTGCTGTAGACATACCACAATTATCTAACATATTAACCATATTTGTAACACTACGAATGTTCCAATTACCTAAACTTTGATTAAAGGAATAATTCTCTGTAAACATTCCTTCCATAGTCGTCACATTTGAAGTATCCCAACTATCTAAAGGTTGATTAAATGCCACACTTTCACCAACCTTATTCCAGAACATATATGCCATATCTGTCACACTACTTACATCCCAACTATTAAGAGGTTGATTAAAGTATGAAGTAGAACCTGCACCATTAGTAAACATACCAAACATATTAGTTACATTACTTACATCCCAACTTGATATATCTTGATTAAATGGACAGTTAGAAAACATAATAGACATATTAGTACAGGATGATACATCCCAATTACCAATATCTTGGTTAAATGCACTTCGTGAGAACATATACTCCATATTTGTTACACCACTTACATTCCAATTACCAATACCTGAACTTCCACCATTATTGAAAATGGTAGCACCACCGAATAAATAACTCATATCTGTAACATTACTTACATCCCATCCACTTAAATTTTCATTATAATCTAAACACTCAAAAAATACGCCTTTTAAATTTGATGGTAATGTTGTAAAGTTTGTAACGCTTCCTGTAAATCTATCACATTCATAAAACATTCCTTCATTAAAGACGTCAATATAACCTATACCATTTGCATCAATATTTGTTATATCTAAATCATTTGGTACTGATGTTAAAAAATCTTGTCTACTTAACTCAATCCTAAATGGTGTAGCTATTTGTCCTATTTGATTACCCCACTGAATTACTTTAGTGACAACATCTTTTTCCTCTGGTGCACCACGCAATTTAATTACTCTCCATTCAGTATTTTCAGGTACGCTAATTTGTATTGTATATTTACCAGCAACTGGATATGTATGTCCTGTGAAAGGTGAAGGTGTTGGGCTATCATTAAAATATAATGCTTCAAAAGTACCATCACCCCAGTCAATATAATAAGTTGCATCTGTAGTCTCTGCACTAAACGCAACATTTCTATACATATCAGGAGGATATCCTACACGGGTATCTCCATATGTCATGAGCGTTGTATCTATTGTATATATAAATGGCTCCACTCTTGTTGGTGAGCTACCACGGGGGGTGTTATCTAATAATTTAATTAAATCTACTTTTACACTTGCTTTTTCGCCCATCGGTACATCATATATTTTTTCTACATAATAATATGCATCTTTGATGAAGATTACATCATCAAAACTAAAGTTTATTAAGTCCTCCGCATTTAATACGAAGTAGGCTGTAACCCTTCGAGCCCACTTATCATAAAGTGAGTTTATATAATTCGACCAATATCTATTATATACTGAACTACCAATGTTTTCATCATGTAAATTATATTGTATATAACCTTCTTCACGTTGCCAATTAATATCTATTGTTGATGCACTAACAGGAAATTGACTATATGGACTAATCATTGCATAAGATGTAAACCCTGTAGTGCCACCACCATCAGCTTGTATATACCATGTATCTTCTCTTGCTGCAGATGTACCGGTAGATTTTATACCATTATAGTATGCAAATCTAATACCACTAACAACGGGGTCAAATTTCTCACCTTCCTGTACCATGAACTTTGGTATAATTGTATTATCCATACCATTATTTGCTTCTTCAGAACCCCTTATTTGTGCTACTATTGTAGGTATTATATTTGTTTCAATATTTCTTTTTCCTTCCAATAATTCATTATCACTAAAAACTCTTAGTGTACCAAAAGCTTCGTCAAATTGTTGTTGATAAAGATTATTATAATAGTCTTCCCCTTGTTCGTCATTAAATTCAATTTGTGATTTTTGTGTATAAAATAATGGTTGTATTTTAAAGTCTTTTGAAACATCTAATTTTTTAGTCCAATCAAATAGGTCACCAGTAGCAATATAATTTTCCCATGGTTCTATAATAAAGTTAGAAGAGTCATCTTTATCAGGTGCAATTACTAATCTAAACTTGGTAATTAAATCTTTTATAAAATCTAATTTTTTATAATCTTCAGGTAATAAAGATGAAATACTTTGTACACCTGGCGAACTTAATACTTCAAAAGTTGCAGTATAAGTTAAAGTACCTTGACATTGCATTCTTAAAAATAATATGTCACCACTATTAAGTGTTGGTGTTGTTGTATCAAAAATACTTACAACAAAATTACCATTAGAGTCTATTAATGATGTATCAGTTACTGTAAATATATCAGTCTCTGTTACACCATCATCTTTTACTAATATAATATCTGTTACTACTTCCTCTAATGCAGGTGGTAAATTACCAAAACCACTAATACCTATT